AAAGTATCTGAAAGAGTTGCTTTAACTAACTACCAACCAAATGCTATCGTACAAGGAACATTCAGCACTGCTAAAACAGCGCTTGAAACTCCGTAATCGTTAATAGCATAAATAATTAAAGGGGCTTTATGCCCCTTTTTTTATACCCCAATGTTAAATAAACTTTAAAATTTATTAAAAAAAAGTAAAAATATTTTGTTATTTAAAAAATAGTTTATATATTAGCTTCATAATTAAAAACAAAAACAATGAAAAAAAATAAGATTGAATTATTCCTTAATCTAAAAGACTGGAATAAACCAAAAATTGAAATTACTAAAATCAAGGGGACTAAAATAATAAAGTCTAAATAAAAACAACACAGATGCTGATAACCTGTAGTAAAACCAAAACACTAAAACCGATATCAATAATGGATTATTATCCTAGTGAGGAATTTAGTAAGTCTAGTTTGAATGGGCAGCATCTTTTTTAAAATAAAACTATGAAAACAAAAGAGATGATTAAATGGGCTTTTATTACTTATACAGTAATATTTGTCTTACTAGGAATTATAGGAACACTAACTTATTATTTACCATAATGAAAACAATATATAAGGCAACACAACAAGATATAAATATGCCAGTAGATAAAGAATGGCAAAAAAGATTTATAAAATATTTGTGCTGGGGTTTACCTCAATTTACATTTTGGATGATAATGCTAACACACTTTTTATTTTATGTCATTAGGGGAAATTAAAAAAGATTTAAATAAATTACATCACAAAGTATTTTACTGCGCAGAATTAAAGCTAAAAGATGCTCTTAAAATATGCAGTGAGCTAAATATAATAGAAACAGAATTAGACAAGCTAAATGGAACAGAACAAGCACAAGAAACGAAAAAACTTTCCGATTTATAGCGGAGTTATAAAATACTTTCCAAAAGCTCTTGCTTATGTAGCTTTAGTTAGTAAACTTGGAAACGACCAACATAATCCTGGCAAAGAACTATTTTGGGATAGAACAAAGTCTCAAGACAATTTAGACGCTTTAACGAGACATTTAACCGAGTGTGGTAATTTAGATGATGATGGTCTTTATCACGATGCAAAAGTAGCTTGGAGGGCGTTAGCGAATTTGGAGGAGTTATTAGAAAAGAATAACTTTAACTTATAGTATATGTTAATTCTTTAACATTGTTTTTCATTTAATTAGTTTTTAATTAGTTTAGTCAATTAAGTGGTTAATTTCGGTTAGCCACTTTTTTTGTAACTTTATTTTCGTGGATAGCAATTCAAAGGGTTGTATTGCTGAATATAAGTTCGGTATTGAATGTCTTAAACGAGATATAAAAGTTTCTTACCCCCTAGTCCATACTTCTTTTTATGATTGTATAGCTGATACAGGAGACAATATGTATCGTGTCCAAATAAAATCAACAACTCAAGGATTTCAAAAAAACAGAAAAACAGTTCATATTCAATGGAAACATAATTACGAAAAAAAAGATGTAGATTATTTTGCAATATGGGTAGAGAAATTTGATGGTTTTTTTATTTTTAAAAATGATGGTAAAAGACTGGCAGTAAGATTAAGTTTAGAAAATGATTATTCAAAATATTTTAATAACTTTGACTTTAATTAATTCTCTTTTGTATAATGCACTGCAAAAACACTTGTGGTGCATTTTTTTTATCTTTGTTTAAAATAAAATGTTATGAAAGTAAAAATGTTAAAAGATGTTTATTCTTCTAAAGGTTGGAGAAAAGAAAATGAAGTTATTGATGTTGATGATAAAACAGCAAGACAATACATTTCTAAAAATATTGCGGTAAAACATAAAGAGGAAAAGATTGTTAAAGAAACTAAAGAAGAAAAAAAAGTATCAAAAAGAATAACTAAATCTAAAAAATAATGGCATATTTTTCTGAACCTTTAAATACATTTCATACTCAAATAAAAATTAATTCTACAACTGGTAGTGAAATACTAACTACAGCAGAGGCAAAAGATTTTATTAGAGTTGATACTACAGCTGATGATACAATTATCGGTCAAATGATAACACAAGCTAGAATATGGTGCGAAAACTATATATCGAGAGACATAGTGGCTAAAAATAGAACTTTATATTTAGCAAGTGTTAATGATAGATTTGTTTTGCCTTTTTCACCAGTGGCATCTATTAGCTCAATTACTGTTGAGGGAACTGCGACTACAGATTATGAAACTTATGGTCTAGATGATAAAATAGTTGCTTTAAATAATCTTCCATCTAAAGAAGTTAAAATTACCTATGTAACAAGCGGACAAAACGATAGTTTATTAAAACAGGCTTTATCACAACTTGTAGCAACTTATTATGACAACAGAAGTGACTTTGTGATAGGTGTAACTATTAATGAAGTGCCAACTAATGTTAGAAATATTTTAGATTCATATAAAAATATGTTTATTTAATGCAAGTAGGAAACTTAAATACACGAGTATTAGTTAAAAGACAAACTAAAAGTAGTGATAACTTTGGTGGTTTTACTGCTACAACTGCAACTGAATATACAATTTGGGCAGAAGTCAAAGAAATATCAGGAGAAATAACAACACAAAATGGAAAGCGTGATAGATATGTATCTATTGAAGTACGCTGTAGAAAACGAACTGGAGACCAAATACTTGATGGAGATTTGCTTGAGGTTGAAGGAGTATCAGGGTTATATAGAATAAACAACAGGTATGACGATGTACAAGATTTTTACACTACAATAGAGGCAACAAAAAAAGATTAAAATGATTAAGTTAAATCAAAATGATGTAAATAGACTGCAAAGGAAATTTCACGCTCTTGAGGCTATTGATAGAGATGGTCTAAAAAAAGAAATGTACACTGCTGGTGCTTTAATGTCTAGAGATATAAAAAGAAGTGCGCCAGTTGATACAGGGAACTTAAGAAACAATGTTGGATTTGAGCCAAAAGAAAATGATTTAACTGTATTTTCAAATGCGCCTTATAGTGGTTTTGTAGAAGAAGGAACTAAATTTCAAAAAGCTCAACCATTTTTTTATAGAAATATTGAAAAAGGAATTAAAATACTTGTTAAGAATTTAGAATATAGAATTAAAAGAGCAATAAGATGAAAGACCCAATAAAATATATTAGACAGGCGATGATTAATGCTTTAAATGGCAATATTTCTTATAATGGTTCAAACGTACCTGTTTATGGGAGGGTTCCATCTAGCGCAAGTGAGCCATATATAAAAATCTATTCAGTGCAAACAAATGAGGCTGACCAAAATGCCGATGAGTTTATAACCGAAACACTTACAAGAATTGAAGTTGTAACAGCTTTTGATAGTGATAGCGGAGGAGAATTAGAAGTAAATACTATTGTAAATGATATATTAGTAATAATTAGAACACGCTCAAGCGGTTATTTTGATTTATCAAGTAATGATTTTCACGTTTATACTTGTGTAAATGAAGGCGTTACTTATTTAGAGGATGATAGAAATGATAAAACTTACTTTACCTCTATAATTGATATTTCAAATCGTGTTCTGCAAGTTTAAAAATTATGAATAAAATTAGCGATAACATTTCTTGGAATGAAGCTGTTAGTTCTTCAACAGCTGAAAGATTAGAATTAGATAATATTCCAGACAAAGAACAAGTAAAAGCAATGATAAAAGTTGCTGAAAAAGTATTTCAACCTTTAAGAGAATGGTGCGACCATCCAATTAAAGTAAATAGTTTTTATAGGTCACCAGAGGTTTGTAAAGCAATAGGTTCTAAAATAACAAGTCAACACACAAAAGGTGAGGCAATTGATATTGATACACTAGGAAGCACTCCTAATGGAGAGTTATTTTATTATATAAAAAACAATTTAGATTTTGACCAGTTAATTTGGGAAAAGGGAGACAATGATAATCCTGATTGGATTCACGTTTCTTATGTCTCTAAAAAAGAAAATAGAGGGGTTGTATTACAGGCTTGGAAGCCAGAGGGTAAAAATTATACGTTATATAAATATTTTGATTTAGATGCTGAAACTTCTTAAAAGATTATTAGGTTTTAAAGATTCATCCGATATTGGAGGTCTTGGTATGGAGATAAGGGAACTTATCAAAGGTAAAGAAATAGACCCTCAACAATTAATAGAACTACAATCGGAGATAAATAAAATGGAAGCGCAGCACAGAACAATCTTTGTGGCTGGATGGCGCCCTTTCATAGGCTGGGTTTGTGGTGTGGCTCTTGCATATAATTTTGTTCTACGAGATATGCTTGTTTGGTATATGGGAGCAGAAACAGCTCCTCCAGCTTTACAAATGGAACATTTAATGACAGTACTTATTGGAATGTTAGGTCTTGGTGGAATGAGAACATTTGAGAAATTTAAAGACAAAACAAACTAATGGCACAAAAAGTATTTATTTCTTATGTTGAAAAACCAAAGAAAAAAAGACCTGGTCGCCATAGTAAAAATGCAAGTAAAGGTCAATCAGGATACAAAAAGAAATACAGAGGTCAAGGGCGAAAGCATTAATTATTAATTTGTTATTTTTGTAGTAAATATTTAGGTTATGGCAAATGATATGAGTTACAATTCGGTTTATCACAAATCTGCTTTTGGAGATTTTGGTTTGGAAATTATTGCTACTGGAGAGACGAGTACTGTTGGAGAGCAATATAACGCTATTCAGGTGTTAGAAGATGCTACATTTAGCGCTACAAATAACACAACTAAAGGTGATACAACAATTACAAGTTTAGAATTAGTAACTGGGATGATAATTTATGGTTCATTTCATACAATTAGCGTTTCAGCAGGTAAAATAATTGCATATATAGAATAGTATGTTAGGACTTGGACTTGGTTTACCGAAGATTGGAAATAAGGTAATTAAGATAATAAAACATCTAAAATCTTATTGGAATAAGAATAGCCATCAATGGAATCACGAAAACACGAATTGGGAATCAATATAAATTAAAATAATATGGCAACATTAACAGGTAATAAAATAAAAGATACTTATTCATCATTAATAAAATTTAGTGATAATGGAATTGCATCAGGAACTCTACAATTGTTGTCTGACGGTGCTGGAAACTCAATTGGAATTTCAGTAGATACATCAGGTAACATTTCTTCAGCAGCAGTAGGAACATTAATTGGGACATCATCTACAGACGTAGTTGGTGCATCTCTTTTAAATGTAAGCGGTAACGGTACTTCTGGACAATCATTACTGTCAGATGGAGACGGAAGTTTTTCTTGGGGTTCTCCAAGTGTAACAATTGCAGATGGAAGTATAACAACTGCAAAACTAGCTGATGATGCCGTTAGTTATGAAAAAGTAGATGCAGAATTTACAACAAGCAGTGCATTAACTGCAGGTGCAACAGTAGCAGTAGATTTTGATGCAGCACAAGTATTTACTTTGACACCAAATGCAAGTACAACTTTTAATATAACCAACCCAAAAATTGGAATAACAAAAACAATAATTGTTACAGGAGCAGGTGGAAGTTATACAGCAGATACTTGGCAAGTAGGTGGAGTAAGTGGTACATTTAACAGAATAGCAGGTGAGTATGATGATACAAGTTCAACTAAAAACTTTTATCAAATTACTTGTGTAAGTGCAACAGAATTTTGGTATAGTATTTCACAAATAGCTAGTTAATGTTTGGACAAGGTATAAATTTTGGTTCTTTAGCAGCAGTTGCTCAAGCAATAGCCGACTTTCTTGTAATCGCAGGAGGTGGTTCTGGAGGTCGTACTGCTGCTGGTGGTGGTGGAGCTGGAGGACTTCGTACATCTTATGGTTCTACAAGTGGAGGTGGCTCTTCTGCTGAAACTGATAAAATAACATTAACAGAGGGAGTTGATTATACAATTACAGTTGGTGCTGGAGGTTCAGCTCCTGCATCACAAGGTTTAGGTAATAATGGTTCAGATTCATCTATTGCAGCTTCTGGATTAACAACAATCACTTCAATAGGGGGTGGGTATGGTTATGGTATGATTTCTCCAGGTGTTAATAAAGCTGGAGATGGGGGTTCAGGTGGAGGTGCTGGTACAAATCAAAGTAATCAACCTGCAACTAAAGGTTTTGGTACTGCTAATCAAGGTTTTGATGGAGGTGCAAGATTTGCAACTGTAAATACTTATGCAGGTGGTGGAGGTGGTGGAGCTTCTGCTGCTGGTCAAGCGTCAACTTCAAAAGAAGATGGTGGAGATGGTGGTGCAGGATTAGCTGTTTCCATAACAGGCTCATCTGTGAGTTATGCAGGTGGAGGTGGAGGTGGAGGTGACATTTCTGCTGGTTCAGGGGGTGCTGGAGGTGGTTCTGCAGGTGGTTTAGGTAATGGTGCAGTATCTGATGCAACTGCTAATACTGGAGGTGGTTCTGGTGGTACAAGAAATAACGTAACTGGAGGAAGTGGAGGTTCAGGATTAGTCGTATTCAGATTACCTACATCAGCATATAG